CAACTAGCAAAGGATATTAAAGCCCTCATTAAAAAAGCCAATAAAAATCATTTAATACCATTAGTTCGTTTGAATGGTACGAGCGATATTAGATATGAAAATATATACTTTGATTACAATAATGATAGTGTCACCATTTTTGAGTTATTCCCTGATGTACAGTTTTATGATTATACAAAAATCGTAAACCGTAAAAATATACCGTCTAACTATGATTTAACTTTTAGTTATTCTAACAAATTAGAATATCGTGAATATGCAATGAAAGCATTTAAACAGGGTTTACGGGTTGCGGTAGTGTTTCGCAATAAACAAAGTATACCTAAATCGTTTATGGGTAAAAAATGTATTGACGGTGATAATACAGACATCAGACACTTAGACCCGCAAAACGTGGTTGTTGCTTTATATGCGAAAGGTAAAGCACGTACTGATGTATCGGGGTTTGTCGTTGATACCGTAACATTTAACTTAAAGGTGGCGTAATGACCGATCAAGATATAACCCAAGCTGTAACCATAGGATCGTTAACTTATGCCTGTAGCGAAGCTTTAAAACTATTGACTGACCCTGATTCAACAGGGTTTGATGCAGATAAAGTAGAAAAACTGTTAACTGAAGTTTTAAAAGGGGTAAATTATGGACATTAATATTCATGCAGTGAAAGAGATTCGATTAGAACCATTGTTTGTTCACGATGATTTTTATTCTAGAGAAATAATTATAATTGATGAAAAAGGGGTAGAAATAACCATATGTTTATTTTCTAAAAACGATGTTCTTAACCTAAAGGTATAGTTATGCCAGTTTACAGAGTAACAGGGACAATGATCCAAACCGTTGAAGCGCTTGTGTTTGCGCATGATGAGGAAGACTTGGAAAGTAAATTGGAATTAATAAACCATTGGGAAATTGACTCTATTTCTGACGTTGACGATATCGTTTACGAAAAGTACAACGAGGGTGAGGAATGATAGTCGCAACATTTACAATCATCGTGGTCATTCTACTACTCATGTTTGACGCCTAAACATCAACATAACCCCTAAACCCATTTAAACGCCTTTTAAGGCGTTTTTTTTTAACCCTTTACTCTGACATCAAATCAAGTATAAAATTGATTCTAAGCGTAACTGGAGCGATCTATGAAACAACCTATTGATATCAAACCGCTTGCACAAAGACTAGGTAAGCATAACTTAGCTTTTTCTGAACGGGAAATCTGGCCCGAGATACTTCAACGTATTAGTTCTGGTGAAAGCTTAACCCGTGCCGTTAAATCTGTAGGAATGGAATATTGGACGGCAAAATATCATTTACGCCACAATGAGTCTTTAAAAAAGCAATATTACCTTGCCCTTGAAGAACGAGGCGACTACCTAGCAGAGGAGCTTGTTGACCTAGCAGACGAGATGCCACCACATGATCTGCCGCCCGAATTAATCAACGCCTGGGTGAACCGCCAACGCCTTCGAATCGATGCCAGAAAGTGGACGTCATCAAAACTTAGACCAAAAGTTTGGGGTGACAAAATAGATGTCACAATAACCCACACAAAAATATCAATAACCCAAGCTTTGAAAGAAGCCGAAACCCGAGTCCTACAGGATCAATCAAATATCATCGACATCGAACCCGCAGCCGACACAAACTAACCCGCATCGATAGGTCACAAGGTCACAGACCTATAAGGTCTGTGTGACTCTGTGACCATATTATCGCCTTTTTGCCCCTAAAAGTCACAGACCCAAAAATGGTCACATGTGACCCTGTGACCTAATTTAAGCCTTCAATAATTCCACAATATTAATCATTTTTTGATCAACAATAACGAACCCTTCCAGGTGTTCCCGTACGGTATTTGACTCAATTAATCGGTTTATAAACTTGTTTTTCTGCCCTGGATTAACCATATTTGTGGCATTTTTACCGCCATCACCATCAAATAATTTAACGTTTATGTACTCTTTTAAGGCTGATTTGGAGATGTAAAGTTGCCCCTCTAAACGTTCGCCAGAATCCAAATAAGCATTTTCAAATAGCTTTTTATGCTCATTTAGTTTTTTATCTGCCTGTGTGGCTGTCTTATCTGGCGCTGCAACCAGCTCTAATGTGGCACTGGTTACCGCGTCACCGTCTTCATCAAACCAGCCAATTATTGGTACAGATTCGATTCTGCCGTATAACGGTTCTGCTAATTCACCGTCTTTTTGTTTGCGCTGGATGATTTCTAATGGCCTGCCGTCTTTTGATGGCACAATTGACACTTCGATGTCTAATGCACCACGCCAAGCACTTGAGCCCCGAGCTCTATGCTGGGCCTCTTCTGATACGCCTGTATGGTGTACAAGTAAGACGCTACACCCGAACTCTGACATTAGCGCAGCGCAAGCGTCTAGCATTGTTTTAGCGTCTTGGCTGCTATTTTCATCACCTAGTAAAAACCTATGTAAGGTGTCGACCACAATTAAATCAGGCTTATTTTCTAATAATCTAATTTGGCTAACCACTTTTTGGTAGCCAGCCGGTGTATTTAAATCACACCCAGATTTAGATAACCACATATTTAATTTATTAACTTGTTTCTTTTGCTTCCAAGCAGCAACGCGCCCTTTTAAACCCTGATGCCCTTCACCTGCTAAGTAAACGACTGTGCTAGATTTAACTTTTTGACCTGCCCAAGTTGGTAAACCGCCAGCCATGTGCATAACCCAGTCTAATACTGCAAAGGTCTTACCCCCACCACTTGGGCCATGAACCATGATTAAAGACCGTTCAGGCAACCAGTTTTTAACTAACCATTTAATTGGCTCAGGCTTTAAGCAAAATTGATCAGCATTGATCAACCATTCTTCTTGAGGCGGGTTTAAAAGTATAAATAAATCATTACCTGCTTGTACGTAATCGTTTGCGTCGCCTGGTGTGGGTGGCATAACCACTCGTACACCATGCTTGGCACTGGCTTGGTCGGCATATTTTTGCCCCACACCCGAAGCGTCATTGTCAGCCACCACCACAATATCTTGACTCGCACCATACTTGGCTCGCATGATGCCTGCAACTAGTGGCAAGTTAGATGCACTATAAGCCACACAAACAGCTTCATTTGTACACTCACGAATGGTCGCAGCCGTGGCAAAACCCTCTGCTATGTACAAGGTCTGTTTAATCTCACCCAATAACCAAAACTTAGACCCTGTGGCTGCGCCTTTGTGATACAGCTTATTGCCGTTGGGGTCAATGTATTGCAGGCTTGATAGATCACCGTCTTCGGAGAAAAGAGGTACGGTTAAACGACCACAGCCATCAATCTTGGCGCCGTGGGGCTTAATGCCTTTACGCTTTAAGTAAGCGTGATCGGGACTGGCTGGGGTAAACATTTGCCAGTCGTTGGTGACCTGTTCAGCTGCAACCTCTTGGGTGTGCTCACGCTCTTGGTCATGTAACTTTTTGGCTTCAGACATTTGAGATAAAAGCTTCATTTCTTGAACGGGCGTATATTTTTTACCCGTTTCAGCTCGTTTGGTTTGCTTGATGTCAGACTTCCAGCAACCAAAAATTATGACTGGTATGGGTGAAAAAAATGCCACATACCAACCCGTCTTTTTTGAGTGTTTATCATCAGTTGTAAAACGATGAAGCGTTGAGTCAATAATTAACCGTTCAGGTGGTGTCAAACCAAAAGATACGATTTCATTAATAAACTGAATTTCAGGCGAATCATATATTTTTTCTTGTGGTGGCGACCATGAATCACCAAGGATTTCTGATAAGTTTCCCATGTTAATCCTTAACCTTTACCGATTCAGTTTCAGCCATTAATTTGCCATTAGTCTTTATCTGCAATTCGTACTGCCGACCCATAGGCGGGTACTCGTTCCATTGGTAGATTGTTTGTGGCCACGTATTAAGCTCATCTGCCAGTTGTTTAAAACCACCAAAATACTCGATTGCTTCTTGAGTTTTCATAATTATTCCAATTTATTTGAAAATACTTGTTGACACAATAACATCAATGATGCAATAATTCAAGTATTCGTTAAACGGATTGTCCGACAAACGATACTAAGGAGAGCCAAATGGCTATCAATTTAAAACAAACAGGGGCGCTTTCAACCAATGGCGTCAAGATGCTAGTGTACGGTCAAGCAGGTGCAGGTAAGACATCTTTAATTCCTACCCTGCCCCGTGTAGTTGTGTTATCTGCTGAGGGTGGTTTGCTGTCGATCCAAGGTGCTGACGTACCTTACATCGAGATCAACTCAATGACAAGCTTGATGGAAGCTTATTCATGGTTGACTGAATCTGCCGAAGCCAAAGGGTTTGACTCTATTGCCCTTGATTCAATCAGCGAAATTGCTGAGGTTGTGTTGGCTGAAGAATTAAAGAAACAAAAAGACGGTCGTGCAGCGTACGGTGAATTAAACACAATCATGGCAGGCATGATTCGTGCTTTTCGTGACTTGCCTGCAAAGCACGTTTACTTTACTGCTAAGTGTGACAAGTCACAAGACGAAACAGGGCGCTTGCTGTATGCCCCATCGATGCCTGGTAAGTCTTTGTCTATGCAAGTACCTTACTTCTTTGATCTTGTGCTGGCTTTACGTGTTGAGAAAGACGCTGAGGGTTTAGCTCAACGTGCGCTGATGTGTGACTCAGACGGCATTTGGCAAGCCAAAGATCGTTCAGGTAAGTTAGGTCAATGGGAAGCCCCCGACCTTGGCGCAATCATTAACAAAATTGGAGGTTGATTATGTTTGATAAACAAAACCATTCTATAAATAAAGGTGCAGGTCTTTTAATAACCAAAACATTACGTGATGAGTTTGCAATGGTGGCATTAAAAGGGTTGTTGCAATTTAACGATGATTACACAAACGCTGTTGAACTTGCGTCAGACGCATATGATTTGGCTGATGAAATGATGGAGGCAAGAAAATGAACAAGTATCAAAAATGGATTGACGCCAAAGAAGCCGAAAAAACTGCTATTGATTTGCGTCGCAGTTTGGAAGACGAGATGGTCATGGACTTTGACATCAGTAAAAACTTAGACGGCACTCAGAATATTGATGTTGACGGCTACAAAGTTAAGATTGTTGGGCGTTTAGACCGTAAGGTCAATTCAGATATTTTGCAAGACTTGGCAGCAGAGCATGGCTTGACTGAACACTTAACAACGCTGTTCCGATGGAAGCCAGAAGTAAGCGTGGCAGCATTTAAAAGTGCTGATGTGTTAATTACAGGCCCATTGTTGGGCGCTATTACGACCACCCCAGGTCGCCCTTCTTTTACAATTACAAAGGAATAAAATCATGGCAAACTTAAACGAAACATTTACAGTTGATAGCCTTCCACAGCCCACTACAGGCAATTATGAAGTATTGCCTGCTGGTTGGTATACAGCGCACATCAAAAGCGCTGAGATCAAGCCCACGAAAGCAGGCACAGGCAAGTACATTGCCGTACGTTACGACATTACTGGCCCAACTCATGCAGGCCGTGTAGTGTTTGGCAATCTAAACATTAATAACCCTAACCCTCAAGCCGAAAATATCGGTCGCCAGCAACTAGGGGAGCTTATGCGAGCTATTGGTTTGTCGACTGTCCAAGACACGGATCAATTAATTGGTGGCTCATTGAGCATTAAATTAGATGTTCGTGAGTCAGAGCAGTATGGCTCAAGCAATGACGTTAAGGGTTTTAAGTCTACAACTAGCTCGTCAATGCCTAGCGTAAAGGCTGAGGCTACTGCAACGTCTAAAAGCGTACCGCCTTGGAAGGTTGTAAAGTAAAAAAACCCCCCTGCCTTGCGGTGGGGGGGCTTAAAGGCTTTTTCAAACCTAAGGAGACAAAAATGAAAATACCAGAATCTGAAGTTAGTATATCATCTTTAATAGACAAACACCATGAATCTATTCAAAGCTCACCCCGCCCCCACATGGGCGCATCTTTGCTTGGACATTCGTGTGATCGATGGCTGTGGCTGAATTTTAGAATAGCGGTGGTGGAACAATTCCCAGGCCGTATCTTGCGACTGTTTAGACGTGGTCAGAATGAAGAGGCGCAAGTCATATCTGATTTACGGGCCATTGGTATTGACGTTCAAAAGACGGGTAACAATCAGGCACGTGTTGATTTTGGTAGCCATGTATCAGGCTCAGTAGATGGGGTAATTGAATACGGTGTGCCAGAGGCATTAAAAACACGTCATGTGCTAGAAATTAAAACCCACAGTAAGAAGTATTTTGACGCCTTAATTAAAGACGGTGTCGTTAAAGCCAAGCCCATGCACTACATTCAAATGCAAATGTACATGATTGGCATGAAGCTTGACCGTGCGCTGTATGTGGCGGTATGTAAGGATGATGATCGCATTTACACAGAGCGCGTTAAGTTAGACAAAGATGTGGCCGACAAATACATTGCTCGTGGTCACAGGTTGGCTTTAGCTGACCGTATGCCCCCTCCCTTATCAACTGATCCATCTTGGTTTGAGTGTAAGTTTTGTGCAGCGCACGAATTTTGTCACACAACAAATTTAACTAAAGAAGCTAATTGCCG